GCCGCTTTCTGACGGTGACGGAGTTCTTTGTGCAGAAGGTGTTATGAATGACAAAGAAGTTGAAAGACAGGTCGCTCAGGCTGCTAAGTATTGGACTGGTAGCGATGAGGGTTACACGACTTGGGTAGGTGGGGCTAGAAAGGTTACTGCTTCTGAGCAAGATGATCAAAAAGAAAGATTTGAGCAGGGTTTGAATCCAGATCCTTATGAAGACGTTATTGAGGCGGCTGTCAGAAAGGAATTGAACAGGAGAGGTCAATGAGGTCAAATATGAGTCATATTGAAGAAGAAGAAAATCAGGAAGTTTTTCTTGATGATATTAGTTACTCTCAAGTTGTAACTAAGAAAGTCACTGATGATCCTTTTAAGAAAGTTAAGTATTCTTCTCTTTCTTCTCGAATGAAGAGGAGGGCTACTCGTCTTGCTAAGAAGTATGAAGGTGTTGATGATGTAAGCACAAAGTACATTGATCCAGAAGAACTTGATGGCTATTCGCTTTATGACGTTGTTACTCCTCCCTATGATCTAGATACCCTCGCTGAACTTTATGATTCTAGTGCAATTCATAATGCTGCTATTAATGCGAGAGTTATGAATACGGTTGGTCTTGGGTATTCGTTCCCAGAGACTTTGAAGTCTAGAAGAAGGCTTGAGAAGGCTCAAGGCAATGCTGACAGGCTGGCTAGAGTCAGGAAGGCTATTCAAGATGCTCGTCAGGATCTTGAAACAAAGTTTGAAGATTTTAATGAAGAAGAGACATTCATTGAGACCATGACCCGTGTGTGGCTTGATGTTCTTACTACCGGCAATGGCTATCTTGAGATTGGTAGAAATAACTCGGGTCAGATTGGATATATTGGTCATATTCCAGCAACTCTTATGAGAGTTCGCCGTCATCGTGACGGTTATGTACAGATCGCTAAAAGCAACAAGATTCAAGCGGTGTTCTTTAAAAACTTTCAAGACACCGAGATGGAAGATCCGATTAACTCAGATCCAAATCCAAACGAAGTAATTCACTTCAAGACGTACTCACCAAACAACACTTATTATGGCATCCCGTCATCTGTTTCTGCGGCTGCTGCAATTGTAGGAGATAAGTTTGCCAAAGAGTACAACATTGATTACTTCGAAAACAAAGCTATCCCTCGCTACGCAATTATTGTCAAAGGTGCAAAACTAAGCCAGCGCTCAAAGCAAGAACTTGTTAACTATTTCCGTCAGGAAGTTAAAGGAAGAAATCACGGTACTCTTATTGTGCCTCTTCCAGCTTCTCTTGGTGGAGATAGTGATATCAAGTTTGAGAAGCTTGAGGCCGGTATTCAGGATGCCTCGTTTGACAAGTACCGCAAGTCAAACAGGGACGAGATTCTTGTTGCTAACAGGGTTCCCGCCCCGAAGGTAGGTGTCTATGACAATGCTAACCTTGCGGTTTCTAGAGATGCTGACAAGACGTTCAAGACTCAGGTTATTGGTCCGGATCAATCTGTTATTGAGAAAAAGATTAACCGACTTATTTCTGAGTTCACGGACTTAGTAACCATTAAGTTCAACAGGATTGATCTTATTGATGAAGATATCCAATCAAGAATTTATGATAGGTATCTTCGCACCGAGGTCGTAAGCCCGAATGAAGTTCGTAATGAACTTGGTCTACCTGAAAGATCAGATGGTGACGAAGTTCTACCATTCCCAACTAAGTTGAAGAAGGAGCAGGGCAGTAATGGTCCCGGTGCTCCAGAGGGGAATGATAATAATGCTTCCGCAGTGCCGAGAAGGGCGAGAGCGGACACGCCAGAAGGCTCCACTGATCCTAGAGACAGTGGTGACCAAGCTGAGCGTGGAGAGAACCAAGATAATGGAGGAAATAATGATTGACGGACATATTGTGTACTCAAACACAGAGTTGACTGATGCTGATGGTGTGGAAACTATAAGTCATCACACTTATGCTATTTACGTTGTAAACAAGGACACTAACCACTGGATTGAAGTTAAATTGAATGGTAAGCATTCTATTGTGCTTCCTGATGCTCAATCTCATGTTCATAATTACATTGAAGTGCCTGGTGATTACAACACTATTGAAGTTGTAACTGCATCTAGCACTGTTGCTGTTTATGCTATAGGGTGATTGCTGATAAACTTAATTTAGAGGTTTGTAATGGCTGCAAGAAGAGACATTAATATTTATAAGGGTGATACTTATACTCACTCTGTTACGCTTCAAGATTCAAATAGTTCTGCAATAAATGTTTCTGCAAGATCGTATGTTGCACAATTAAAAGATTCTTCTGCTTCAACCGAGGTTGTTGCTACATTTGATATTGATACTAGTGATGCTGCAAATGGCATTATTGCTTTAACTTTATCAAGTACTCAAACTAGAGGATTGAAGACAGGTAAATATTATTATGACTTGGAAGAGACAGCGGATAGCGTTGTCACAACTTTAATGTTTGGTGACGCTGTTGTATCAGGCGGTTAATAATGGCAGCAGAAGTAACAACGGTTACAGTAACAGTTGGAGAATCTACAGTTCTCACAGTTGGTGCAACAGATGTCACAGTTCTTACGTATTCTAATGAGCAGGCTACGGTCATTCAGTCTGCAAGTGCAACTGCAAACCTTCCGGTTTATGTCAATCTAAGCGATGCAATTCCGGCTCAGTTATCTAATACTGGATCTGCTGGCACAAGTCTTCTTGCAGCAAGAGCAGATCATTCGCATCCACTAACCGGTGCGACATTTAATGGAGGTAATTTCTAATGAGTAACGTACTCAGAATTAAAAGAAGGGCAACTGGGGGTACCGGCGCACCCACTACCCTGAAGAATGCAGAGCTTGCATTTAATGAAGTAGACAATGTTCTCTACTATGGCACCGGTACGGATTTGAATGGTGATGCAAACACTGTAATTTCTATTGGTGGTTCTGGTGCGTTTACCACTTTGAGCGGGACTCAGACTATTTCTGGCAACAAGACTTTTAGCGGTACTGTTGCTCTAGGTTCAGGTGCTTCCGCTACTACAGCAACTCAAGGTGATAATTCAACTGCTGTTGCGACAACTGCTTATGTCGATACTGCTGTTGGTGCTGTATCAACCACATTTGATATTGCTGCTGATTCTGGTACTACTCAAACTGTAACTACTGGAAGCGACACGATTACTTTTACTGGTGGTACTGGTATCTCAACTAATGTTGGAGGGACCGACACCATTACTATTACCAACGATGGTGTTGTATCTCTTGCCGGAACTTCAAATGAGATTGAAGTAAGTGGTGCAACCGGATCTGTCACGATTGGTCTTCCCAGCGATGTGACTATCGGTAATAATCTAACTGTAACTGGTGACCTTATTGTAAACGGAAGTACTACTACTGTAAACTCTACAACTCTAAGTGTTGATGATAAGAATATTGAACTTGGCTCTACTGCTTCCCCAAGCGACGCTACTGCTGATGGTGGCGGTATCACTCTAAAGGGTACGACTGACAAGACCTTTAACTGGGTTGATGCAACTGATTCTTGGACGGCTTCGGAGCACCTTGATCTTGGTTCTGGCAAACACTTTTCAATTGCTGGAACCAGTGTTCTTAATGCAACCACTCTTGGTTCCGCAGTTGTGAACTCAAGCCTAACTTCCGTTGGAACTATTGGAACCGGAGTTTGGCAAGGTACGGCTGTCGCTGTTGCATACGGTGGTACTGGTGCAACTGATGCCGCTGGCGCAAGAATCAATCTCGGTCTTGGTACAATGGCAGTTCAGTCGGCTAGCAGTGTTGCTATTACTGGTGGAACTATTGACAATGTAACGTTTGACGGAGGAACTTTCTGAGGTAATTAGATGGCTAACACGATCAAAATAAAAAGATCTGCAACACAGTTTGATACTCCAGCCGATCTGGAGTACGGTGAGCTTGCCATAAATTACTATGATGGTTTTTTGTTCTATAAAGACACAAACGGTGATATTCAATACTTTATTGCGGACACTGGATATTATGCAAGTCAAAGTTCATCTCCGTCATCGACTGATAATGAAATCCTTCAATGGATGGGAATTTAATTTATACAAAATAAACATTTTTGTGATATCCTTGGTTTACTATGGAAGATTTTAACCTGTCGTTTCCCATTGATATGATCAAGAGGGAACAGCGTATTGTCGTAGGCATCGCCACGGCTGATAATGTTGATAAGGCTGGTGATCTGATTGAGTTCGGCGCTTCAATGGAGGCGTTTAAGAACTGGACTGGAAATATTCGTGAGATGCACGCACCGATTGCTGTCGGTAAAGCTATCAAGTATGAGCCGGTAAAGATCACTGGTTCTGATGGTGAAAGTTATAATGCTATTAAAGTAGAAGCATATATTTCTAAAGGTGCTCAAGATACTTGGGAAAAAGTTCTTGATGGCACCCTTCGTTCTTTTTCTGTAGGCGGCAAGATTCTTGAGAAGTCTATTGACACCGAGAAGATGTTTAGAGGCCGTCCAGTAAGTGTAATCAAAAAGTATGAACTTGGTGAGTTGAGTCTTGTAGACAACCCCGGCAATGCTGAGGCTGTCATTGATATTGTAAAGCGAGACTCCTCTACAGATGAACTTGATTACATTCTTAAGATTGACTGTGCTGATATTAATCTGACTATTCCTAAGTCGGTGCAGAGAATGGCCCAAGTCGGGCTTGATCAAAGAAGAGAGCATGGTCGTGGAGGGACGAGTGTAGGTCTAGGGTCCGCTCGTAGGCTTGCAAGAGGAGGCTCTGTCTCTCCAGAATTCGTTAGAAAGGTTGCTCGTTATTTCCCAAGACATGCTGTTGACCTTAGGGCTACAGGTGCAGATCCGGGTGATAAAGGCTATCCTTCTAATGGCAGGATTGCTTGGAACCTTTGGGGTGGAACTCCTGGTTGGGTCTGGGCAAGATCAAAGGTCCGTCAACTAGACAACTGTACTAGGAAGTTTGACGAGATCGACTTTGAAAAAGAAATTGCATGTTCATGCGGTTGCGGGACTTGTAATGATGATATGATTAAGGAGTTCACCGATATGGATAAACTATTGGAACAAGTTCTTAATGAAGAGGGTCAAACCTTGGAAGACATAGAGAAGACTTTGCAGATTGATGAAAATTATGCTAAGGTATCTCAGATGGATACGTCTGCCGATGTTAAACTTTCTTTGTTAAAGAGATTCGTCAACTGGCTCACAGTTGAGGATGAGGCAGTCGTAGAAAAGTCTGTCGATATTGAAGCAGCTTCAACTGAATCTGAGGTTGAAGCGGATAAAGATCAAATGGAGGATCAAATGGATATTGAAATTCTAAAGGATGCTCTTAACTCTGTATTCGATCAGAAGATGACCGAGTTCGCCGCTTCTCTAAAGGAAGAGGTTGAGGCTTCGGTTGATTCGAAGATCGAGGAAGTGACTAAGAGCGCAGATGCCCAGCGTGAGGAACTAGAGCAGAAGCTTGCTGCTGCCGAGGCTTCGCTCGCTGAGCAGACTGAGAAGGTTGAGGCTTTTGCCGCTGCCGGTGCAGTCAAGAAGAGCGTCGATCCAGACGACGATGAGGATGGCGAGGACGAACTTGTTAAGTCGGCCCCCAAGTCCTTCTGGAGCAACATTTATCTGCCACAAGAGCTAGTCAAGGCTCTGGGCTATGAGTCGTGATTAGGAGGAATATATAACATGGCAACTCAAGAAGAAATTCTATCGAAGGCTAATGAAGTCACTACCTCGGTTGTAGGTAATGCTTCTGGCGGTCTTCTTAACGCTGAGCAGGCTAATCGTTTCCTAGATTTTGTGGTCGATCAGTCCGTTCTAATGCAAAACAGCCGAGTTGTCCGTATGCGTGCGTCCAGCATGGATATTGACAAGCTTTCGGTTGGTACTCGCCTCATGCAAAAGGCTACTGAGGCAACCAATGACGGCTCTAACGCCGCTGTAACCTTCTCGAAGGTTTCGCTCTCCAGTGTCAAGCTTCGTCTTGATTGGGAGATTTCAACTGAGTCCCTAGAGGACAACATCGAGGGTGCCTCGCTTGAGGATCATATTGCTCAGGTCATGGCTCGCCAGACCGCTAACGATCTTGATGATCTTCTCATCAACGGCAACACCTCGTCGTCCAACGGGCTTCTCAAGGCTCTTGACGGTTTCGTCAAGCTTGCCCTCGCTTCAGGTACCACTGTTGACGAGGCTGGTGACAATGTTTCACGTTCGGTTT